TGCCTCTTCTAAATTGTACTTGTGTAGCCATTATGCAACCGATCCAAAATCTTCGGTTCCTGTTACAGAACCTGTTACTAAACCAAAATCTTTATTCGCAGGAACACCTAAATTAGCTGGTGTTATTTTTTTCATTGTACCACCATCGTCTATAAGCACAAAGTCTGCATCACCGCTTGATGTGGTGGTAGCAGGAGCATCTGAATTTGATGTTGTTAATACAGCAGAAGAAAGTCTTGCATCAGCAACTGTACCTGATAGCTGAGAAGCATTTATTGTTTTGTTTGTAAGTGTGTCTGTAGAGCTTGCTGTGATAGCACCTATATCAGATAACACTTCAGAAGCAGAGCGACCCTCTATGGCAGTGCCGTCTACTCGTAAGAAATCATTATCAGCAACACCGCTCGTAAACTTAGGAACATTTGTATTAGAAATGCCTGTGTCTAAAGTTGCGGCAGTTCCTAAACCTAACGATGTTCTTGCTGTAGAACCAGATTCTGCTACAAAGTTACTCCCGTCACCAACTATAAAATTTCCGTTAGTTACAGCTAATCCGGCAACATCTTGTAGCTGTGCGTCTAATCTAGCATTAGGAACAGTGCCACTACTTAACTCAGAAGCATTTAATGAAGTTAAACTTGCGCCACTGCCATCAGTAAGCTGAACAGTGCCAGTTGCATCAGGCAATGTAATAGTTCTATCTCCACTTGGGTCTGCCACAGTTAATGTAGTTTCATTAGCATTTGATGTAGCACCTTCAAATATTAAATTAACACCTGTGTTAAGTTGAACATCTCTTCCATAAAAATTAGTTTTTCCATTACCTTGAAGTTGAAGCCTGTGGGACATTGCCCCACCAGACATAACTTTAAAATTCACTGCTCCGTCTTCAGTGGTATTAGATGCGTCATTAATCTTAACTTCCATTTGAGCATATGTGGTTTGATTATCAGCATCATCTTCAGCATCAAACTTTATTATTCCTATTGCATCTGCATCTGCAGGAGAAGAACTATTTCGGTATATTGATAAAACTGGACCTTCATCAGCAGATGCATCTGTTGAAGTCACAGTGAGGTCGCCTGTAACGCTTACATTACCACTAGCATCTCTAAAGACTGCTTTTTCTGCTGGCTGAGTGCAGAACAGTGTTTTTGTACCAGCACCCCAATTAACAGCGTTATCAGAGTTACTAGACTGTAGTATCGTAGTTCGAGCTAACGTAGTGCCAGAGGAGGTATAAGTGCCTATACCCACCTCAAAATCAGAACCAAGAGTGCAAGCGTAATAAGTAGTGTTGCCATTACCGATTGAACCAAAAGACTCAAACCCAGTGACAGCACCAGCAAGAGTATAAGTGCCAGTTCCCGTTGTGGTCGAGGTTTCTTTGACCCTATCGGCAAGTACGAGTGCCACATCGTCACCTATGCGATACGAATGATCGCATTACTCGCATCTGCTGTTGGAAACTGTATAGTAAAAGTACCAGCCGTAGATGTTTTGTTACTAGTAAAATCAAGCACCGCAACAGCTTTGTTAGAATCACTACTATTGTAGATCAAAGCTCCCATCGCTGTGATCGTAGCCGTTGTAAAACTAAGATCCGCAAAATCAGTAATTGCTGTAGTGCCAGAAAGCGAAGGGTCTACTCTAGTCAATGAACCACCACCAGTAGCATAAGTTCCACTTGAAGCAACTTCTCCAGTTGTTGTGAATGCAGTTGTTGTTGCTCCTAACGTAGCGGTTGTTGATGATTTACCACCAGAACCTTCAGCATATAAAGCAAGTTTAAAAGTATCCCCACCTGAGTTTTTAAAATTGTGTACAGCCTCTAACAACTCTTTTTTAAAGGAACTACACATTGCTTGTGCTATAGCCATTTAAATTCTCCTTACAAGATCAGCCATTTCTTTTTGTCCAGCTTTGGACATCTTATATGCGATAGTAGCACGTTCTTCTCGTCTTGCCAATTCTATATAATGATACAAAACTTTTTGCAAACTACCTTTGAATACTTCAGCCTGTTCTTTTATCACGGGTGGTGCTGTATCAGACACTCGCATCACCTTATCCATTGCTAATTCTGTTAATTGTTCAGAGCTTAAACCACCTTCATCAGAGGTCATTACATTTACTGAATTAATATTTATATCTGTTGATACGCTAATCATTTTTTGCCCTTTTCCATGTAAGTAACATTTGGTATATCATGCCTTCCTATTAAAACAGGATCTTTTGAATCTAATGGCTCTGGAGGAGTCATTTCTTTCTGCCTGGTTATAACTAACTTTCCGTTTTGAACAGATTGTACCAATGGATTATCTAATCTATGATAACCATAAAGCCTTTCATTATCAGGAACATTTGAATCTAACAATGTTGATCTTTTAGCAACATGAATAGCTATGTTGTCTTTCAAAGCAACAGCACACCAAAATTCAACACAAGCTCTTCCTGCTTCAGCAAAATGAATATTTTGTTGGTATGAAAAATCAACACCAAAAAGATGTATTTTTTTTACTTTTGAGTAAATTGCAAAAGCAATAGCGTAAGCCACAGTATTATTAAAATAAGAAACCCCTACTTTTTGTATTACTTTTTCTAAAGGGTACTCTACTATTTCAGGAACTCTTTCATCTAAACAACAAGAGTATATTGGTCCCTTATTAGGTGTTTCAAGTAAAAATTCTTTACCTATTCCTGTTTGTTTTCCTGCTTTTACATCATCTAAAAATCTAGAAGCAGGATCCATCATAAATGTGCGGTCTACATGAAAAATAGCCCCAATACAATTTATGCCCCATACTTCATCATACTTTTCTGAATTTATTCTAGTTAAAACAAACTCAGAAAAAGAGCCGCCTAATGCTACAATGGCGACTTCTTTGCCCTTTAATTGATTCATGTTTTTGGATTAACCTTTATACCATCTCTGAAAGCATCTTTATTTTCAGTGGACTCCCCATAGTTTTTAAGTCTAGACATAGCTTCTATAAATCTATTGTTATACAAAGTTAAAAATTCTTGCTCACCCTTCATAAAAATATAAGCTTCATATAAACTACCAAATAACAAAGTATCTGGTGCGTTTGTTCCTAGCCAAGAAGTGCCATCAGATGTTGCTGTTATTGATTGTGGTCTGTAATAATAGTGCAATTCGGCTGAATAATTTGCATTAGGGGTAGGACTTACAATAAAATTGTCTACGTCAAAATAAGCGTAATATCTGGGAACTCCTGTTGTAGCAGGATTAGGGTTAAACTCTTGCACATAGTTTACATCTTTAAAAAGTAAAAATTCATGATTGCTAGAATTTATAACAGATAAAGAAATAGATCCTAAATAGTCATCTGGCACTGCTAAAAATTTATTACCGCTACTAAGTGTTCCTGTAACATTTTTTCTAAAATATTCTAACTCTACTAATTTTAATATGCGTTCTTCTGCGTTCTTAATAAAATTAGGAATATTGTTAACAAAAGTCGTTTCAGTATTTTCAGTGTATTCTTTGATTGCGTTGGTTAATGTAGTGTTTGTATAGCTCATGATATGCTCACCGTAACTGTTCCTACGCTACCTGTTAAAGTATTTAAATCCTCAATAGATGAAGGTATAATATCTTTTCCTGTGCTAGTAAATACAATAAAAGGTATATTATCATCGCTAACATCTGGTCTGGGATTTCTAATAGCTTCTGCATCTGGTATTGTCCTAATAGGCTCTAATTGAGGATGCTTTGCTTCATACTCATCTGGCCCCACTAAAGAACCATTCCACTCTTTTCTCATATCTTTTAATCGATATCTAAAACCAGACCTATCAGAAATGCCAAAAGCATTTTTTCCTGCTGCGAATCTAGCCATTATGTAACTCGATATAGAGATAAATTAGGGGTTATATTAAATGAAGCTCTATCTCTATCTTCTGCTTGCGCCCTATCAAATTCTTCATCATATATAGCTTTTAAAAGTTGCACTCTTTCAGGGGCTTTTTTAATTGATATATAATAAGCAAGACCAGCAGCTAAACACGGGTAAAATCTAAATGGAACCTCTACCGTATTTGTAAATGTATCTGCATCATTTATTCTAGTTAGACAATCAAATATTAAAACATCTGTACTGTTTTCAGGAGTAGGCCATATTTTAATTTTTGGTGTTAACTGTCTGTCGATAAAGAATTGAGTTGGTCTTGATTCTGTAGTTTTATTAGGTATAGATAAATATTCATCTCTAGATATTCTGTCCATTGATAAATCAGTTCCATCTCTTCTTATCACCATAGATAATACGTCAATTACATCTGTTCCTAAATCATAATCATTGTCAGATTTAGTTACAGTTTGTGTTCTTTGAGCGATAGTCCATTGGTTAAGACCACGATTAGCCCAATCTGCAAACAACAAATTTAAAGACCTCTTTGCTGTTTTTAGATCATAGCCTGTTCTTACCTCTAAGCCACATCGCTCATAAGCTTCTTCAATGTAATCTGATACATCTAATTCAAAATCAGTAGAGCCTGAAACAGTCATTATTTCTTCTTAGCCTTACCGCCTCTCATCATTTTCTTGGCTTTACCGCCACCCATCATTCCCATAGCTTTTCTGGGAGAAACACCGCCACCTCGCATCATTTTTTTGGCTTTGCCACCTCGCATCATTTTTTTGGCCTTGCCACCACCCATCATGCCTTTTGGCTTCACTCTTGTAAGACTAAACCCCATTTTTTTAGCTAACTCTCTTAAAGCAGCGGCAGACATTTGAGGGGTAACAGGGTTAGGTTTTTTATTATCAGCCATTTTTTAATCTCCTATAAATGGATTTTCTACGTTTATATAAAGACTCTGCATTATAATAATCTTCACATAGATTATAATACCCCTTTACTCTAAGGGAATCTGATGCTTCTTGCAACTTACTTAATCGTTGATAAAAAATCATTGCATAAGAAGGAATATCTTCATCATCCATATCAAGGCTGTCATCTAAAAATTCATTACTTTCGTCATCAGGATGAAAACCCATTAAATACATATCTTTAGTATTGTACTTACCATCACTAATATCTTGATTTAAATCATCTAAAAAAATATCCATTTCATCCAAATCCATAGGAGAAAAATCTATTAATATAATAACATCTTTACTGTCATCCCAATCATTTATGCAAGAATATATTAAATCTTGCCCTTCTATATAATTAAACAAAAAACCTACTTTATCGTTTTTCCAAGCAGATTTGGCATATGGACACGCTGGTAAATTATTATAATTTTCATTAGGATACTCTAAAGCATCCTTAGACCATGATCGTAAATCGGATATTATTTTTCGTTCTATTTCTGAATACATTATAAACTGCCCTTGTTTACAAATAACCAAGTTATTCCTAATATAAAACAACTAATAAATATTACTAAAAAGGTTATCGATATAGCCTCTATAAAATGTCTTCTAGCCTCTCGCTGTGCATATAATGTTTCCTTACGTTGCTTTCTAATATCAGCTTCCATGCGTAATAGTTCTTGCCAAGCGTTAGGGCCACACATTGAAGATATTAATTTTCTTAACTCATCTCTTTGATTTTCTAATTGTTTCTTTTGAGTAAATAACTCTATTGCCTCTTCTTCTACACTTTTAGCATTAAATATTTTTCTAAATATTGGTGGATTCTTAGCTTCATGGTGCGCTCTATCTATATCAGATACAGCACTCATCCAGCGTGACAGGTCTTTGCCCATCGACTCCACCTGACGACCGATGGAAATGCCTTTTTTTAGTGCCGAAAAAGCGGAACCAGCAATCGCCATTGCCGATATAGGATCGACCATTTTAATCTCCTAAGACTGAGATACCGCCCCTTTTGTTCTCTTTCTCCTATCGCTCATTATTACACCACAACCTCTAGCTACGGCAGTCCCTGCAACTGACTTGCCATTAAAAGGTCTTTTCGCTTTCGTAACATTGCCCCCAGCGATTAAATTTCTTACTTTCGCTCTTTTTGTATTAGAAACAACAGTTTTGCCTTTACTGCCCTCACGTTTCTTTTTACGAGCAGTCTTAGCTCGTTCAGACTTACTAAGGCTGTTCGCTTTTGATCTTGGCAAACACCGATCAGGGTTCTTTTTATCTTTTGAAGTGCCACATTTGCCTTTAATAGACCCATCTGTGCCAATCCTTACCCAATCTTGTTTTAGCCATTTTTTAAGCTCACCCATTACCTACCCTTCCGTTTGCCACCTTTTGACTTCTTAGCGTAGTTTGGATCTTTGCAATATTTTGAAGCAGCAAGATTTGCATATGCACTGGGGTAAGTATCAAAGGTACGTTTTGCCCATGCCTTACCCTCTGGGCATATTTTAGAGCCTTTGCTTTTTGCGCTGGCTTTACCACCTTTTTTAAAATAAACTAATTTATTTGTTCCTGGCATTTTCTTTACCTCTTCTTAAAGCTTCTTTCCCTCTTTTAAATATACCTACAACTTCTGACTTACCCATGACTTTGGCTCTTTGTTCACCAACAGTCAATATTTGTATTTTTCTGGCATAAGGTTTATTAATTTTTTTTACCTTTGCAACAGTGGCTCTAGCATCAGAAGGAGTTGCAAATTTTATACGAACAGTGTCTTTAGGGTTTTCATCCGTATATAATCTTCTGCCAGAACCTTTTGGTTTTTTGCCTGTTCCCACTTTAGGATCTTTTTTTCTGCCTCCTTTGGAAACTTGTTTAGACATTTGGCTTCTACCGATAGCCATTATATTAACTGCTCCAATCCTGCTGCTAAAACAATAAGAACCATGACAGCCCACATACGATTATCAAGATTCTTTAATTTTTCTTGAATATCAGCATATCTTCTGTTGCACTCTTCCTCGTGTCTTTCAAGTTGCTTTAAAACATCTTCAGCTTTCATCAACACTTCCATCTTCTTCTTGCTTGTCTTAAACGGCTATTTGGGTTTTTAGCTGCTTTTGGAAATTTCTTCATTTGACCAGCAGAACGGGCGCAAAAAGACTTTCGCCTCTTTGCAGCCTTACTACCAGGCTTTACTTTACCTGTAACAGCCGTTTTTAACTTAGAGCCTGGGTTGTCTCGCCTGTAACGAGCAACACCAGCTTTGGTCATTCCTGCCCCAGATTTAGTGGATCGGAAATACTTTTTTGTTTTTGGCGGCTGTTTATCTCTCGTTCTAGCCATAGGCTTTACCTACGAC